TCCGGTGGCTGCATTGCCCAGCGTGGGCTTGAGGGTGCTGTCATGGCATCGACGGCGCTGATTTCCCACAGCCACCCGTTCGCCCACAGCATCACCGTCCGCAACCCTTTCCATACGCACCAGGACCGCCAGATCATGGCGATCTCGGAGCCTGTGCCTCTGCGTGCGCTGGTGCCCGAACTGGATCAGCCCATCCTGGTACTGCGAAACGGTGAAGCGCAATTGCGGGCCACGTGGGACCAGCCGGTTCGCTGCGGGGACCTGATCGCCATCATCGTGCTGCCGCAAGGTGGCGGTGGTGGTGGGTCGAACCCATTGCGCATGGTGCTGATGCTGGCGGTGATGGTGTATGCGCCGGTATTGGCTTCTGAACTCATCGGTATCAATGGCGCTGCGGTTCTAGGCTCTATGGGGGTGACGGCTGTGCAAGCCGGTGCCACCATGCTGGGCATGGCCTTGGTCAATGCGGTGATCCCGCCACCCAAGCCCACCACCGCCCAGCAAGCCGCAAGCCTGGCGGCCCCGTCGCCCACTTACAACCTGCAAGCGCAGGGCAACATGGCCCGGCTGGACCAAGCCATTCCGGTGCAGTACGGACGGGTGTGCGCATATCCAGACTTTGCCGCGCAGCCTTATGTGGAATACGCTGGCAACGAGCAGTACCTGTACCAGCTGTTATGCCTGGGCATGGGGGAGTACGAGATCGAAGCGGTTCGTATCGAGGATACGCCGGTCGCGAACTTTGCCGAGATCGACTACGAGGTGATTCCGCCCGGTGGCGCGATCACCAAGTTCCCGACCAATGTGGTCAGTTCCGTGGAAGTCTCAGGGCAGGAATTGGCCGGGAGTCTGGCGGCGACTTACAGCCAGTCTGGGACGACCATCACCGTCAGCTTGGCCGCGCATGGCTATGCCGTGGGCCGTGTGCTGTACCTGGGTTTCAACTATGGTACCGCTCTTGATGGCTCCTACACCGTTGCCACAGTCCCAAGCGCCGACACCTTCACGGTGACGGCTGCCAGCAGTCTCTCGACCAGCGGTAATGTCACCCTGCAGCACTACATCGGTGGTTTCGTGGCCAATGCTGCTGGCACCCAGGCCAATACCCTGGGGCTGGACTTCGTGCTCTCGCGCGGGCTGTATGAGGCCCAAACCGACGGCACCTTGAGCGAATTGACGCTGTCGCTCGCCATTGAGGCGCGGACGGTCAACGATCTGGGCGTGGCAACGGGCAACTGGTCCGTGTTGGGTCAGCGCTTTTACACGGCCAAAACCACCACGCCGCAGCGCTACTCGGAGCGTTTCACCGTGGCGGGCGGCCGCTACGAAGTGCGTGTGCGACGCCTGGATGCCAAGCAGACCGACACTCGCTTTGGCCATGAAATCCTCTGGGGTGGCCTGCGGGCCTACCTGCCTGAGACGCGGACCTTTGGCAATGTGACCTTGATTGCGATGCGCATGCGCGCGTCCAACAACCTCTCGGCTCAGGCTTCGCGCAAGATCAACGTGGTCTGCACCCGCAAGCTGCCGGTGTGGAATGGCAGCAGTTGGTCATCGCCCGTGGCCACGCGCAGCATTGCCTGGGCGCTGGCTGACGCCTGTCGCAACACCACTTACGGGGCCAAGTTGCCCGATGCGCGCTTGGATCTGGCCGGGTTGAAAGCGCTCGATGCGCTGTGGGCCAGCCGGGGCGACGAGTTCAATGCCCGCTTTGATTCGGCGCTGAACTTCTGGGAGGCGATCACCAAGATCGCGCAGGCGGGGCGAGCCAAGCCGTACATGCTCGGCTGCATCATCCGGTTTTCCCGTGATGGCGCGCAGAGCCTGCCGGTGGCCATGTTCTCGATGCGCAACATCGTGCGGGGCAGTTTCGGCGTGGAGTACCTGCTGCCTTCTGACGACATGGCCGATGCCGTAGAAGTCTCGTACTGGGACGCCGAGGTCTGGGCCACACGCCGTGTGACGGCCAAACTCACTGGCAGCACAGCCGCCAAACCCGCCCGGATCGAGCTGTTCGGTGTGACCAGTCGCCAGCAGGCCTACCGAGAAGGGTTGTACCAGGCGGCCAGCAACCGATACCGCCGCCGATTGGTGAAATTCACCACCGAGATGGAAGGTTTTATCCCGGCGTTTGGTGATCTGATTGCCATCCAGCATGACATGCCAGCCTGGGGCCAGTTTGCCGAATGTAAAAGCTGGAATGCGGTAAGCCGAACACTCACGGTGTCGGAGCCGCTGACCTGGAGCACTGCCAATCACTACATCGGTCTTCGGACCAAAGCCGGTGGCGTGGACGGACCCTATGCCGTCAGCCGTGGGGCGGCAGACAACGAGCTGGTGCTGACAACCCAGCCCGTGACCGTGCCTTACACCGGACAGGATTACGAGCGCACCCATATCGCCTTCGGTTGGGGTGAAACCTGGCGGCAGTTGGCCAAGGTGATTGCGGTGCGACCTCGTGGTCTGCACCAGGTCGAGATCGAAGCGATCAACGAGGATCCTTCGGTGCACAGCGCCGATCAGGGTGTCACCGCCCCGGCGGTGGTGACAAGCCAGTTGACCACGCTCTACACCACACCGCTGATCGCCGACCTGACCTTGCGGTCATCCACGATCGACAACAGCAAGGCGTTGCTCACTTGGACGCCAGCGCCCGGGGCTGAGACCTACCAGATCGAGATGGCCGCGGGCAGCAACCCGTACGCCGCCAACCTGGTCTGGACGCGGGTGGGGGAAACCTCAGCCAACAACTTCGCGGTCACTGCGCTCTATGGCGCGCAAACCCTGATCCGGGTGCGCGGTGTGGGCATGACCGCAGGGCCTTGGGTGGCGCTGTTCTACGGCAGCAGTGCCGACTACATGTGGGTCAGTGACGCCCAGCTGATGTGGCAGACCGATGCCGCGTCACTGATGTGGCGCTATTGACCGATCACCACAACTCAAAAAAAGGAATCATCCGATGAGCGCCCCGAAGTACGACATCCAGCTGGCGCAAGGGGAAACCTTTTACACGGCACTCTCCCTCGATGAGAGTGGGGCGGTGATGGACCTGACGGGCTATGTCTTTGAAGGCCAGATCCGTGCCACGCCAGAAGACCCCACCGTACTGGCGAGCTTTGGCTTCGATGAAAGTCGGCTGGCCAGTGGCACGGTGGCCATCACCTTGCCCGCGTCGGTCACCAGTGCCTTGCCAGTGCGCGCCTGCGTGTACGACCTGTTCATGACCAGCCCGGCAGGGATTCGCACCCAGCTGCTCAAAGGCAATGTGCTGGTGTCCATGCGGATCACGCGCGAGTGAGGCTGGAGTGACCCATGGCCATCCGCATCTCCATCACCACGCCCCGCCAGCCGGGCGTCACCGTACAAACCGGTACCCAGACCGTGCGCGTGCAGCCGCAAGGCTTGCGCACGGTGCTTACCAATATCGGCGTGCCGGGCCCGACTGGCCCCAAGGGTGACAAAGGCGATCAAGGGGTGCTTGACCCCAACGCCGTGATCGACGCTGGTTACTTCTGAATCCCACCTGTCTTACCCATCAAGGAGCGATTTCATGCCCCAAACCCTACAGATCAAACGATCGACCACCACCGCCACGCCACCCACCCTGGCCGTGGGCGAATTGGCCTGGTCCGAGGTTTCTGAGAACTTGTTCATTGGCGAAAGCGGTAACGTTGTTGCGGCCATCGCAGGGCCAGGTACCTTTGCCCGCAAGGCGGACACCCTGGCCATCACCGGGGACGTGTCCGGCACCGGAACCGTGTCCGCCGGTGTTGCAGTGGCTTTGCCTGCGACTGGTGTCACCGCTGGCAGCTACGGCAGCGACACCCAGGTTGGCCAGTTCACAGTGGACGCCAAGGGGCGGCTCACGGCGGCGGCCAATGTGACGATCACGCCGGCTTGGACCTCGATCACGGGCAAGCCGACCACACTAAGCGGCTACGGAATCACCGACGCTTTGATTCTGACGACAGCAACCCCCAGTGCGCTGGCTGCCAGTGCTTCAGTAGGCACCGCTACCACCGCCGCACGCGCCGATCACGTGCATGCGCTGCCTACGCCCGCTGCCATTGGGGCGGTGGCCACCACTGCGGTGGGCGCAGCCAACGGTGTGGCGAGCCTGGGGGCAGATGGCAAGGTACCGACCTCGCAGTTGCCGGCGGTGGCCATTGGTGGCATGAATTACCAGGGCACCTGGAACGCTAGTACAAACACCCCCACCATTCCAACGGCGTCCAGCAGCAACAAGGGCTTTTATTACAAGGTCGCCACGGCCGGTGCCACCAACGTGAGCGGCACCACGGACTGGCAGATTGGCGACTGGATCGTCAGCAACGGAAGCGCCTGGGACAAGATCGACAACACCGACTCGGTCTCCAGCGTCAACGGTGCCACGGGTGCCGTGACCATCACCACCATCACGGGCAATGCGGGTACCGCTACCAAACTCTTGACGGCTCGAACCATCGCTATGACGGGGGATGTGAGTTGGACGTCCGCCGCCTTTGATGGCTCGGCCAACGTCACCGGTTCTGCCACCTTGGCCAGCACCGGTGTGGCTGCCGCCAGTTACGGCTCTGGCGCGCTGATTCCCACCTTCACGGTGGATGCAAAAGGCCGGCTCACTGCAGCGGGCACCACCACCAACACCCCTGCCTGGTCCAGCGTGACGGGCAAGCCCACGACGCTGGCGGGTTACGGCATCACGGACGCCTTGTCCACGAGCGCTGCCATCGATGGCGGCACGTTCTGAAATTTCTTCAACCCCTCTGCTTAGAGAAAAGGAGGCCTGTTTATGGCTCAAGTGATCAAAGTCAAGCAGTCGTCGGTGGCGGGCAAGGTGCCCACCACGGCGCAACTCCAACTGGGCGAGTTGGCGCTCAACACGACCGACGGCAAGCTCTATTTCAAGAAGAACGTCAGCGGGAGCGAGTCCATCGTGGCCGTTTCCGCATCGACCGCCTCTCAAGGTGAAAACACCTTGATGTGGACGCAGTGAGAAGGGGGCGAACATGCCAGCCTTGCCACCAATTTCTAATTTCACGGGCTCCACAGTCACCGAGGGTCAGTTCAAAACAGCGCTGACCGACTTGCGCGCCTACCTGGCAGGACTGCTTGGGACAGACGGAAACGCAGCGACCGCGCTGGCCACCCTGGGTTCTTTGGGGTCCGGTTATGTCAGCAAAACAGCGACGTACACCGTGGTCTCAAGCGACCGGGGCCGCATGGTCGACTGCAGCGGGACATTCACGCTGAACTTGACCGCTGCCGCCACGCTGGGTGCGGGTTTCACTATCGCTGTGCGCAACTCAGGCACCGGTGTGGTGACTTTGGATCCCAGTGGAGCCGAGTTGATCGATGGGGTTGCCACCGTGACGCTCG